AAAGGTGGTTGGTCAAATTAAGTCGAGGGGTTGAGGGGGAGGGGATTTGGAAAGGGGACAGTGGGCTTTTGGCGGACCACTTATTTTCTTATAAACAGACCCCGTTTTGGGAGGGCAACTCAAAAAAAATAAAAAGCCAAGGATTCCAAAGAGATATGAGTGCTCTGGAAATTCTCTAAACCAAACCATTTTCTTACCCCCTATTTCATCTGTAGTGGGTAAAAAGTATATATATAAGATGTAGATAAGGGGGAGAGGGTAAGGAAACGCACTAGCTGTTTATAGTTTGGTTTAGAGAATGGTTTTTTAAGTGACTTGCGGCGGACTTGCGGCGGGGTGATATTGACCCTCAATCGCTTGGGCGTATCAAAGGTTTTCTTTTTCAATGGCTAGGACGCCAGCCAAACCAAAGCCTGATGGCGAGAAGCTGTCAAAAAGGGCCGTGGGTCGGCCAACCATTTTTTCAAAAGAAATCACCGATGAGATTTGCAGGCGCATGATTTGCGGTGAAACGCTTTTGAAAATTTGCAAAGACCCGAAAATGCCAGCCAGACCGACCGTGGCGATGTGGTTGGTCGATCAAAGAGAAGCCTATAAAGAATTCCATCAGGCATACGCGCGCGCGAGGGAAGGTCTTGGCGACCATATGTTTGAAGAGGCGGCAGAAATCGCAGACGACGGAAAAGCTGATTACAAACTGACGGGTCGCAATGGGGACGTGATTGCGGTTGATAACGAGGTCGTACAAAGATCAAGGCTTAGGGTCGACGTTCGATTAAAAATGGCCGCTCACTTGAATCCGGCTCGTTATGGCGAAAACAAGCGGATGAACGATTCAGACCCGGACACTACTGTAAAATTCTTGATCGAAGGCGGTTTGCCCAGTGCCTGAATACCGCGTCACTTTGCCCACGCTGCACGTCGATCAGGTCCGCGCCTACAAGCTGAAGGTCGATCGCCGGGGCGGCGAATGGGACCAGAACGCGGGCGGAAGGCTCAAGGCCATTCGTTGCGGTCGTCGTTGGGGGAAGACTGCGTTTGACGCCACCTGGGCCGCTGACGGCGCTCTGCGAGGGGAGTACGTCGGTTGGTTCGCCCCCGACTACAAAACCATCTCCGAGGTCTACGAAGAAATCCTGGACATCCTCGATCCGGTGAAAAAGGCATCGTCCAAGACGGCGGGCGTTATTCGCACGATAAACAATGGCCGCGTCGATTTCTGGACGCTGGACAACGATCGCGCGGGGCGATCGCGTAAATATCATCGTGTCGTGGTTGATGAGGCGGCGTTCACGAACAACGCCAACATGATGGATATTTGGAAGCGGTCGATATTTCCGACGCTCCTGGATTATGGCGGCAAGGCTGTCGTCACCAGCAACACCAATGGCGTCGATGCCGAGAATTTTTTCTGGCGCATTTGCAATCAACCAGAACACGGCTTCATTGAGTACCACGCGCCCAGCTGGAACAATCCCACGATCCCGGCCCGTTCTCCTGGTGAGAGCGAAGAAAGCTACATCGCCCGTCGCGATGAAATTTTCGCCGACTTGAAGGCGAAAGAACACCCCATGGTGTTCGCCCAAGAATACGCGGCTGAGTTCGTCGACTGGTCGGGCGTGGCGTTCTTCGATCTGGACAAGTTGTTGGTCGAAGGCCAGCCGGTTGAGATGCCGGATCGGTGCGATGCGGTCTTTGCGGTCATGGATACCGCCACCAAAACGGGATCGGGGAACGACGGAACTGGCGTCACTTACTGGGCTAGAAACCGCCTAACCGGTCAGCCATTGATCCTTTTGGATTACGATCTGGTGCAGATCGAAGGTGCTCTTTTGGAGACATGGCTCCCGACCATCCTGCAGAATCTCGAAACCCTGGCCAAGACCTGCGGTGCCCGAATGGGCTCCCTTGGCTCTTTCATCGAGGACAAAGCCAGCGGTGAAATCCTGCTGCAGCAGGCCCGGCGTCGCGGTCTTAAAGCCACCGCCATTGATTCCCGGCTAACGGCTTTGGGGAAGGACGAACGCGCTCTGTCGGTCAGCGGCTATCACTATCGGGGAGAGGTAAAAATCGCCCGACAGGCTTACGACAAGGTTTTCATGTTCAAGGGCGCGACCCGCAATCACCTGATCTCTCAGGTCACGTCTTTCCGCATTGGGGACAAAGACGCGGCCAAGCGGGCGGATGACTTGCTGGACGCTTACTGTTACGGTATCGCGCTCGCTCTGGGCGATAAAGGGGGCTTCTAGGTGTCTGCGATTTCCTTGAACGGTGCCTCCCTTGGCAACGCCCTAAACACCCTGTTGACGGCCTCTGATTTGCAACCGGGCGATGACCCGTCCTACGAACTTTGCAAAACGATCTATAGCTATCATCCTCTGGGCGCGAAGCTGGCTGATTTTCCAATCGCCATGGCCCAAAGCAAGCAACGCAAGATCAGTGTTCCCAAGGGTCCGCAGGAAACGCTGGTTGAGGCGTTTGTATCCGAATGGCAAAAGATCGGCGCTGACCGCCATATTTTCAACGTGGCTCGATTGGCCCGCGTCTATGGCGTGTCTTCCATCGCCCTTTTGACGGAACAGGTTCCGTCGTCCGATCCTGTTGATTACGACAAGCTGGCCGACTTGGACATTGGCTTCAATGTGCTGGACCCGCTCAATACCGCCGGATCGTTGGTCCTGGATCAAAACCCAAATAGCGTGGACTTTCAAAAGGTCCACGGCATCGCCGTGTCCGGCCAGAGCTATCATCGCAGCCGAACCGTCACGCTGCTAAACGAAGACCCGATTTACATCGAATATACGACGTCGGCCTTCGGCTACGTCGGGCGATCGGTTTATCAGCGCGCCCTGTATCAGCTGAAGTCGTTCATCAACACCCTGATCACTGACGACATGATCTCGCTGAAGTCTGGCGTTTTGATCGCCAAGCTGCAGCAACAATCTTCCGCGATCGACCGCATGATGGCCAGCGTTGCCGGTCAAAAGCGCGAGATGGTCAAAGAGGCCCAGACCGGCAACGTCATCTCGATCAGCGTCGATGAAACGGTCGAGTCCCTGAATCTGCAAAACATCGACGGCGCGTATGGCATGGCGCGCAAGAACATCATCGAAAACATCGCTTCAGCGGCGGGCACTCCGTCCAAGATCATTTTGAGCGAGACGTTCGCGGAGGGCTTCGGAGAGGGCACCGAAGACGCCAAACACATCGCCCAATATATCGATCGCATCCGCGAATGGATGCAACCGGCCTATGAGTATTTTGAGAAGATCGTTCGCTATCGCGCCTGGAACCCGGATTTTTATGAGCGCATCCAGAACGAATTCCCGGAATACAAAAACATAGACTACAAGACCGCGTTCTACGATTGGACCAATTCATTTGCCGCCGAATGGCCGTCTCTCCTAGAGGAGCCAGACAGCGAAAAGGTCAAAGTGGCCGAAGTCCAACTTCGCGCGATCATCGCCATGATCGAGGTTCTCGCGCCCATGATCGATCCGGAAAACAAGGTGGAAGTTCTCAAATGGGCGGCGGATAATTTTAACGCCCTCAAGATCATGTTCAAGACGCCGCTGAATCTGGATTTTGATTCTTTGATGGAGTTCGCCCAAAGCCAGCCCCCGGTTCAGGAATCTCCGGAAAAGGAACCCTCGGCTCCTCGCCCTTTCTCTGATTCCCTTGTGCAGCTGTCAGAAGCGGTTTCGCGCCTCCCCTCTCGCCACAGAAACCCGATCAATGGCGATTCTTGATCCGAACCGTCTGACAGCCATTCAACTGGCCATAGACGGACTTTCCGCTCGATTTGAAATTCGGGCCGATGCCGAGTGGAAAGAGGGCGATCACCCAAGAGCCAAAAACGGGCAATTTGGCTCGGGTGGCGGCTCCTCAACTTCGAAGAAGAACAGCGGCGACCCCCAATCGGCTCCCCAATATGCTGGTTTGGTTAATCAAAAGCCACCGCCGATCTTCCGAAACCGTCTCAGGTCAAACAACCTTTCGGGTCTTGGGAACAAGCATCGAAAATGGGGGAAGTTGGTCATAAACAATTTTCCAGCTTGTTGAACAAAGTCGCGGAAAAAATGAACCTTTCGTCTGGAACTCATCCAGACGAAATGAACAGGTCGCAACTTTCAAAATGGGAAAATGACGGGAAAAATTACCTATACATTGCCCCAAACAAAAGTGAGAGCCGCGCCGCAGAAAAAGTTCACAAGGAATACGACGGAGACTGGTCAAAGCTGAAAGACATGGTCCGTGCGACGATCGTCGTCGACGATATGAAGGCCATGGGAACGCTGCCAGCCGCGCTTTCGTAGACATAGACAACGGCAGATGCTTTCTTGCTGGCAACCTTGCGAGAGTTGGCGGGGATGTAAAATTCGCGAGACTGGGCCATAATGCGATCCTTCCAGGAATGGTTGGCTTCATCTCCTCTCCAGGAGATATCTCTAATCTAAACCTCGACCCGGTTTCGTCAATAACTATCTTTCTATTTTTTCGGAAAAAGTGAGCGATGGCCACAAACGAACGGCGCGGTTTTTACGAGGTCATCACTGACGCCGTGCGCGATCTTTCCGAACACGGCTTTGATAGCGTTGAGCGTGTGGCCTATTGGCAAATGCGCATCAAAGAAGCCGCCGAAAAGTTCATGGGTTCGACGAACCAAATGGAAGAAACACTCCGCGAAGGACTGGCTTCCGTTTACCGCCAGCTGGTCGAACGGCAAGGGGCGTTGAAATACCATCCCGGCGTTGCGCGTTTCGTACTGGAGAAATTGCAACCTCAACTGCGGACCGAATTGAACCGCCGCATCATGGCCTCGGCTGACCTGATCAAGTTGAACCGTCAACAGGCCATTGCCAAAACTCTGCAGCGTTTCAGCGGTTGGGCATCGTCCATTCCTCCTGGCGGATCGGATAACGTCGACAAGGTCGAAGAGAAGGCCACGATCAGGAAGGCCCTAAAGCAATTGCCATTCGAAGAGCGTCGGGTGCTGATCGACCAAGGCCACAAGCTGACCGCCTCAATCAACGAAACCATCGCCCGTGACGGTGGGGCCATTGCCATCAAATGGCGCTCCAACTGGCGGCAACTGAACTACAACTACCGGGAAGACCACAAAGAACGCGACGGGCATATTTACTTGCTCCGCGATTCATGGGCGAAGAAAGCCGGTCTGGTTAAACCCGACGAAAACGGATACTATGACCAGATAACGGCTGTCGGGGAGGAACCCTTCTGTCGTTGCTTCGGGGTCTATATCTACAATTTGGGCGGTCTCCCTGCTGAAATGCTGACGATCAAGGGCAAGGAAGAACTTGAGCGCGTCCGTGCAGCTATGAAGGCCCTGTAATGAGCGACGAAACTTTGCGCGCTAAGGGTAAGAATCCAGAGGGCGGTCTTAACGAAAAAGGCCGTGAGATGGCCAAGGCCCAAGGCCATGACCTGAAGCGCCCCGTTTCGTCAAAACAGGCGGAAGACAGCCCGACTGCCGCAAAGCGCCGCGCCTCCTTCAAGGCCCGCATGTGTGGCATGAAGAAAAAGATGACCTCAAAGGCCACGGCTGAAGACCCCAACAGCCGGATCAATCTAGCCCTGAAAAAGTGGGACGTTCGCTGTAGTGATTCCGACA